ATGGGCGCGGTCTTTGGTAGGCTTGGTATATTTTCGGGATCGCAACCCAACACAAGAATGCAAACGCTAGACAACTAACCACATAAACCAGTCCACTCACTTTGCTTTCTCCTCGCGCATGTGTTGCCGCGTTATCTTGCGGGCCAACTCGCGTACCCGCTTCCGTGTCGCTCCCTGGACATAGCAGCCGTACTGGCCGCGGATGCCGCGCTTGAAGACGCTGGGGTTCTTGTGCATCTCCAGCACTACATCGTGGAACATCTCAGCGAAGCGTACCTGCTTACTGGGCTTCCGCCTGGCAGCACCAACCAAGGCCTCCAGTGGAAAGTTTGGATTACGTATGGGCGGTTTTCTTGCTCTCAGTTGCATTTCCGAACTCTAGCTTATACTCCTGTGGCAAGTCAACACATTTTTGTGTTGACGAAGTACACCCGCTCGTTGCACAATCTTTGTCATGGCTAAGCTCCCCAAGATTGTACCAGACGGAAAGAAGCAACTTCACCGCGCCTGGACCTTCTTCAATGTCGCTCAGATGCGCCGCTTCGAGGCTGCCCAGAAGAAAAAGGGCCTCGGTGGCTCCGCCCTGCTGCGCATGATCTTCAATGAGTGGGCGGATAGGGAGGGGTTGTGAACTGGTTGAAGCGGACAATTCGTAACTGGCTGGGCGTCTCAGGTGATTCGTCCTATCCGCACCGCTTTGTGACGATAGTCAACTACCAAGACAAACTCCTCGCGGTCGACGGCAACGGTGACATTTATGTGGTAGGTCAAAATTATTTGACCAACTCACCAGCGGTGCAATTGCTGATGAAAAATCCACTGGAAAGGTAATCCCATGAACCGGCGCCGGTTCCTTCAGATGCTCGGTATGGCCGCCCCAGTGGCTGCAGTGGCACCCACCTACTTCTTCGCACCGGTAGGGGGATGGCACAGCGATGTGATCGCACACCCACCTACACTGTTGGAGTTTGCTCAGATGATCATTGTCTCGACTCCTTCAGAGCGAAGACGATCTTGGTTGGAAGAACACTTTAAGCGTGGAATGTATGAGGAACTCATCTGGATTGCCAACCCAGCACAGGCTAAAGTCATCCGCCAGATCGGTGGTTTCAAACTGTACGGAGGAAATAGTTATGCATAAGCTACGTGCCTACTGGCGGGCCTTCCGAGGATACTGCCCAAACTGCAACCTCGATGCGCCGGCGATCGACCACTGCCCTTGTTGTGAGAACTACCGTGGCACGTTTCCGCCGGCGCACCACCTAGCGGCGAAGTGGTTGTATCGCTATCTTAACCCAACCCGGTATCGCACCCATGGAACTGTGAGGCGCCTGCCCGATGGGTCCCTGCGGTTCACTTCCGACCCAGCATCGGAAGCCCAGCGCTCTCTTGAGTTGGAGCCAAGGCAGGGAGTTGAACCCTGAACCTACCGATTACGAGTCGGTTGCTCTTCCAATTGAGCTACCTCGGCAAAACTACCGTGGATTTCCGTCAATCCCTCTTCCCGCCCACGGACGGTACTAGCATGTTGCGCGACGGCTTCGCTTGCACATTTGGTCGGCATGAGAGGATTTGAACCTCTGGCCCCTCGGTCCCAGGCCGAGTGCGCTACCAGGCTGCGCTACATACCGAATACTGGTGGACCTGAGTGGCCTCGAACCACTCGCCTCCTGAGTGCGAAACAGGTGCTCTCCCCGATGAGCTACAGGCCCATAATCATCTGCGACGGGAAGCTGACAAACAACCTCACTTGCATGGTCTTCGTCCCTTTGCGGGGGCCATGTGCCGTATTCGCCGCCCGTCGCATTCTTGGAGGAAGGTGTAGGGATCGAACCCACGCATGCCAGGATCTCTGACATTCAACGGGTTTCGGGCCCGTCGCCTTGCCACTCGGCCAACCTTCCAATTCAAAGAGCAATAGAAAACCCTCCACTGAGGAGGGTCTGTGTCTTATGTGACTACCTAAGCCGTCACATGACACGCCCTCCCGCCGCTGATGCGGTCGGTGTTGATGGCGTGGATGGTGTGAGGTTTTTCATAAAGAGAGAGTCTGTGTGCTTTGCCGTAGATAAATGTATCATACCGCCTTATCTGATGCAACTACTTTCTTCCCGGAAGCTCAGAGCGACGCCCAAGCGGTACTCCCTTTGCAGACTTCTTCTCCGCCTCCTGAATCTTCATCTCCCGACTCCACGCAATCCGAGCAATTGTAGTGTCATCCACCCCATCCTTCTTCATCTGGGCCAACTCCTCAGCCAGCGCCGTGCGCTCAGGCTTCACACTGTTCTCGCGCCAAGTGTTGTACCCATAGCTCGTCTCATCGTAGGCATCATCTTCCCATGCGCCGTGGATCTTCTTGACCGCCTTGCGCTCGTCTACAATCCGGCTGCTGATTGCCCGGTAACTGAGGGGTAGGTCGTTTGAATCACGAGTCAACACCAGGTTTTTGCTGGAGAGGCCGTTGTAGAGAACCTGAGCATTGCCGGCGGGGTCATGAGCTGCCTTGATCGACCCAATCCCATGCTCTGCAAACACCTCGCTCATAATGTCATAGATACTCTTGCCTGTGCCTCGGTGTTGATCCATCGCCTCATCCATCACACAGAACGTCATCCGAGGCTTTTCTGGATCTCGCGGCTTCATCTTCTTCAGCCAGTTGTCCTGCTTGGCCTGGTAGGGAAAGTCGGTCACTCCAAACCCATCCTTACAGATACACTGCGCAAACTTCAGGGCAGGCATCTTGCGCTCAATTCGTTCGCGAGTCTTGAATATCTTGCCGTTTGGATTGATCGCATACATCCCTGCCGCCGCGGCGGAGTTGCCGTAGCCGTAGTCACATGCCAGGAAGTGCAGCCACCACCAGGCGTCCCCAACCGTGGCGTAGGGCACCACATCATCCGGCCGCATGAAGTCGAAGTAGAGCCCAGCCGCATTGCACCAGCACCCATACAGCAATTGTTGCTGAATCGCCTTCGACTGGGTAAGCAGGCTCTCCATCTTCTCCCGGCCATAGAGGGGATTGTCGGCCAGCTTTGCCGGAATGAAGGCTGTGGTTTTGAAGACGGGGGAATCATCGGTCCAGGTTGCCCCGCGGTATACGCGCCCTGGCCAGACACTGGTCTCATGCGGCCGGTTGTCTTCGTAGTCCGCCGGCGCATGTACCGGGCAGCGGTTGCGCAGGAAAACCTTCATCTGCCAGCCGTGGCCGATCCCGCCAGGGTTGGAGGTGAACCGCGCGCGCACACGTAGACCTGAGTGAATGGGCGCCGCCAGCCACCCAATCATAAACTTTATTCTGTGCTCGGGATGCTGGCCGCTCTCATCGACCCCCAGCCAACTATACGGGTTTCCCTGGTAGCGGTTTAGGTGCTTGTCATAGGCAAGGTAGCCTGGTCGTATGGTTGCACCGGAGGGAAACTTCCACCGCTTTTTGATCCACCGCGCACCCCGTGGCTCGTAGATCCTCTGTTGAATGTCCTCGAGTTCCTGCATCTCCTCGAGGCTGGTCCGGATAAGCAGCGCCCGTAGGAATGGGTTCTTATACTCCTGCATGGCGTCTGCAGCCAGAAACCAGGTTTTTCCGCCACCCGACTGCCCACCCATTAGCAGTAGCTCGGCCTTGCAGTTGATGGCTGCCTGCTGGGCCGCATTGATCGGCCACCATACAGGTTCAACTCCGGGAGGGGGCAACTCGAGTGGAGGGTAGGGGCTGGTCATCCTACCTCAATCTGGATCACCCGGGCATTGCCTTGGGCTTGCTTGGGAGGAGGGATCAGGGACTCGCCCTCGGGGGGCAGTTTGACTGATACGGCTGGCGCCGGCGGTTGGGGTATCAGGTCGAAGACCTCAGCCTCATCGGGCTTGGCCTGGGCAGGAACAACCTCCGCGTCCAGAACCTTTTCCCCATTGCCAAGGCGCATGCGGTCGAAGACGCTGCTGTATATCCCTGGTACAGATTTGCTAGGGTTATCATCCGGCGGAGTCACCAGGCGCCCTCGGCCGTCTTCCATGATGCCCGCCACCACAAACCCGGTCTTGATCGCGGCTAGTTTGATGGGGGCAAACTTCTCCGGGTCCAGCCGCACAATCCGCATCAGGTGATGTTCGAGCTCGACCGTGTGCCCCACCACCCGCATATCGGGCATTGAGGTGATGGCACCCAACTTCTGCTTCAATTCGGCATTCTCAGCCTGGAGGGTCGCTGTCTTCGCTGCAACCGCGTCCCCCACCAATTTCTGTTGCTCTTGCTCATCCTTCACAATCTGTAACCGACGTCGCAGTTCATCCTGGACGGTCTTGCGCTTCAGGAGCCTCTTCCCAGTTCCAGCGCGCACCCGCGCACGCTTCTCCGCCACCCGGATTTTGTCCTCAGTCGCACCCTCGAGGACGTACATCTCTATAAATCGCTTGTCTCGTACCAACATCTTTCTGGGCATTGCGGGCACTCCGGGCCTTGCATATAGTCCTGCACCATTATGGTGCAACGTGGTGCAACAGAAAAGCCCCACCCGTGGGGATGGAGCTTCTCTGCCTTGCGCTCATTGGTGAGCAACCCCTGTGCCTCACTTTTCCTTGGCCTACTCCCGAGTACCGCACGATCTCGGTTGCTGTCTGTAGGTTACTGGGTCTTGGGGGAGTTCATCTGCTCTGTCGGTGGAATCTTGCTGTGTACGGCTGGATTTCATACCAGCATCATGCTACGGGTTTTAACCGCTAACCGAATATTGGTTCACGTACACATTTACATTGCGCCGCAGCCTCTCCCTTTCGGGGTGACACCTTCCGCTTACGCGGCCGAGACTCTTGGTCCAATGCGACGCAATCTTGCTGCGGGGTCCTGCCGCTGCTCGCCTTCGGACCCCGCTACACGCCAGGAAGCAGCAGAAACTGGCGCATAAACTCTGATAGACTCCCTAGCTATGTGCTTCTCAACTAGAAGACACAGAAGCTATAGCCGTGTTGGGTAAACGACGGCTAGAGCGTGAGGGTACAGTCAATAAGGCAGGTTGCACCCTGCCGGTTTTGCCCTTCTCTACACCCCGGTCATGGATTGACTCTGTGGCCGGGCCTTCAA